TATCAACGAAGGAACGGGACATGGCAGACTTGGAGCAGAGACACATTCAGAACGTCGAGGAAACGGATGACGCTTATATCATCACGTTTGGCAAATCTATGCCGGAAACGGAAGAGCGTCCGTATCACGACGAAGATGAAGACAAAGAAGAAAAAGGCAACGATGAAAAAGATATGGAACGTCTTGACCGCAATGAGATGGTCAAGCGTTATCATCATTTTGACGATGATCGTGCCATTGATGAAGAAACGCGCCGCGTTCGCATTGGTGTATCCAGTGAGGAACCCGTCGAGCGCGACTTTGGCATGGAAGTTATAGACCATTCACGCGAAAGCATGAACTTGGACTTTCTTAATTCTGGGCGTGCGCCGCTTTTGCTTGACCATGATATGACCAAGCAAATCGGTGTCGTCGAGACAGTCGAGATGGATGAAGATGCGCGTAGACTGCGTGCAGTTGTTCGCTTTGGAAGAGGCGACGAGGCTTCTGAAGTCTTTGACGATGTTCGTGACGGTATTCGTCAGAACATTTCAGTCGGCTATCGTATTGATGGTCGCGTCGAGCGTGAAGAAGATGAGGACGAAATCGTCCGTGTCCGAACCACGCCGATGGAAATCTCGATTGTTTCAGTTCCGGCAGATCAGTCAAGTCTGGTCGGAGTTGGGCGGTCAGTTTCCGAACCTTTACAATCATCAGTTAAAATGGAGACAAAAATGACTGATACAACTGAAAACCAAGGCATTGACCTTGATGCAGTAAAGGCCGAAGCTGTCCGCACTGCACGCAAGAACGATGCCGAAATCTTGGCAATCGCCGCCAAGCACAACAAGCGTGACTTGGGCGAAACTGCCATTCGTGACGGACTGTCTGTTGACCAGTTCCGTGGCGCACTGTTGGAAGCTATTGGCGACGACAAGCCGCTTGATACTCCGGCAAACGTAATCGACGCACCTGTTAAAGAAACACGCAAGTATTCTTTGGGTCGTATGGTTAAAGCACAAGCAACCGGTGACTGGCGTGAAGCTGGTCTGGAGCGCGAAATCAACGACGAAATTTCTCGTCAGGTTGGTCGCTCTGCCGAAGGCGTATATGTTCCTGACTTTGCATGGCAACAGCGTGGGCCGCTTTCAACTGCCGCAACCGGCGGTTCAGGCTCCGAAGTTGTTTTCGATGACTTTGTTCCGACAGAGCATCGCGGTGACATGTTCATCGAAGCACTCCGCGCAAAGCAAGTGCTTGGCAATCTGGGAACCACATACCTGTCAGGTCTGACTGGTCGCATTAAAATGCCGAAGCTGGCAACTGGCGCATCAGCCGCATTTGTCGAAGAACTCGCAGATGTTGGTGACGGTGCTGGCACAGACGGTGGCGTTACTCTGCAACCGCGCACAATGGGCGCATTTGTAGAAATGTCACGTTTGCTGGTTATGGAAAGCGTCCCTGCGATTGAGCAAATCATCCGCAACGACCTGTTGGCATCTGCCGCAGATCGCACGGAGTTCTATGCAATCCAAGGTTCTGGCTCTTCCGGTCAGCCGACTGGTATCCTGAACACATCAGGCATCAACAATCTGGACATCTCGTCCGGCACTGACGTTGACGCTCTGACATGGGCAGATATCATTGCTCTGGTCAAACTGGTTGAAGAAGACAACGGCATCGTGAACAGCGCGGCGGCTGGTTTCTTGTCGCACCCTGCTGTTAAAGCGAAATTGGCTTCAACTGCCAAAGTGTCCAGCACGGACAGCGTTCAAATCTTGGATGCACCGTGGACTGAACTTTATGGTCAGCCGATTGAGTTCACGAGCAACGTGCCGACCAACTTGGATCCGGGCGATGGCGGCAATGACGCCTCTGCTCTGGTCTATGGTGATTTCTCGCAACTCATCATTGCCCAGTTCGGCGCACCGTCGATCTTGGTTGACCCGTACAGCAACAGCAAGTCGGGAACTGTTCGCATGGTTCTCCACGCTGAGTTGGACGTGGGTGTTCGTAACGCCGTTAGCTTTGCCAAGACCGATGAGGTCAGCATCGCCTAACTAGGTGTTTTGGAATTGGCGGGGCAGTCAGTGAGAAGGTTGGCTGTCCCGTCAAGACCTTCTTTCAAGGTGGTATTATGAAAGTTAAGATTTTAGAAAAGTGTTTTGTCGGAACCGGTGGCAACTTGTTGGCTGGCGAAACCTATGATTTAGATGTTCGCACTGCGGAACGTCTTATTGCGCGAGGCATGGCAACCAAAGTAAAGAAAGCCGCGCCGAAGAAAACAAACCGTGCAGTCGAAGGGCTGGCAACACCGGAAGATGATTGATGGCTGTCGAAACCGCTACAGAACGAGCGATATTTTTTGAAGCAGATGACTTTGCTGTCACTGCCAGCTATACGCCATCGGGCGGTTCAGCCACAAACATTACCGGCATTTTTGATAACGAATATTTCGAGGCAGATGCCGGCGGTACGATAGGCATCGCAATCCAACAGCCGCGCTTTCAATGCCAGACATCTGATGTTTCGTCTGCCGCAGAGGGTGACGCAATCACAATTAATTCGGTAGCGTACACAATCCGCATCGTGCAAGACGATGGCACTGGCGTCACAACGCTTGTTCTGGAGCAGAACTGATGGCGCACGTTAGGAAGTTAATTCGTGATAATATCACGACCACATTGACCGGCCTGACGACTACAGGAAGCAATGTTTTTCAAACGCGGTTTTTCCCGTTGGAAGATACAAAACTTCCCGCGCTGTGTATTTACACCAAGTCAGAGGACACAGAATATTCGACAATGACCAAGCCGCGCACACAGATGCGTCAACTTGAGGTCAGTGTTGAAGCCTATGTCAAAGGCACTGCCAATCTGGATAATACGCTGGACACGATTGCGGTTGAGGTTGAAGAAGCATTGCAGACTGATTTGACGAGGGGCGGCAATGCAAAGGATACGCAAGTCGTCAGCTTTGAAGCTGACTTCACACCGGATGGAGAGCAAACTGTGGGCGTTGGCAAGTTTACAGTCGCAGTCAGTTTTGCTACACTTGAGAACGATGTTGAAGGGGCGGTTTAAAATGAAGCGCGTCACAGTATACGATGAAAATGGCAACGCGATTAATTGCTGGCCTGATACAGCAAAAAGACTGCTTGCCAATGGATATTCGGAAGAAGAGCCGAAGAGGGCTAAAAGTCGGAAGCCCAAAAAGTCCGACGAGGTTGCAACCGAAGTTGATGAGGACTAAATCATGGCAACACACGCGGGATCAGAAGGACTTGTAAAAGTCGGCGGCAACACCCTTGCCGAAGTCCGTTCATTCACCCTTGATATTTCCGGCGAAGTAATTGAAGACACCAGCATGGGCGACACCTTTCGCTCATATAAAACTGGTCTTCGTACATACACCGCATCGGTGGAATGTTTCTTTGATGAAACTGATACCGCGCAGAACGCGCTGGATGTTGGTTCATCTTTGACGCTGGAACTGTATCCAGAGGGTGCGGATGCTGGCGACACATATTTCACCGGCACGGTTATCGTAACTGGCAAATCAGTAAACTCATCTTTTGACGGTATGGTCGAAGTTGCGTTCACTGCACAAGGCACCGGCGGGATTACTGAAACAACCGTTTAAACAATAGACAGACAGGGGTGGCACTATGTCTAAACTGGGCGAACAAATACGCGCAAACAAATCATCCACACGCACACGCATTGAAGTGGCAGAGTGGGGTGATGGTGAGCCGTTGGTTTTGTATGCTGGCGAATTGCTTTGTGGCGAGTTCAACAAACTGCAAAGAAAGCATCCAGACTTCCTAAACAATCAGACCATCGAAGCACTTGTTGATTTGATTATTATGAAGGCCGAAACGGATCAGGGCGATAAGGCTTTTGATTTGGATGATAAACCAATCTTGATGCGTCAGCCATTGACGACTGTGACCAATGTTGCAAGTCAGTTGATGGGCAGTCTCGATAGTATTGAGGACGCGGAAAAAAACTAAAAAGCGATCAGTTTTTGTTCGTGATGTACGGGCTGGCTGATCGCTTAAACAAAACCATCGCAGAGATTGAATGTTTGCCATATAATGAACTGGCCGGTTGGCTGGCTTATTTGGAGATTATAGATGGCGCAGGAAAATCTTAATATTGTCATCAGGGCGTTTGACAAAACGTCTGCCGGATTTCGTAAGGATCGGGATGGTCTTGGCGGTATCTCCAAACGAATTGTAAATGTCAAAACAGCCGTTGCCGGTCTTGGTGGCGCACTTGCATTGCGTCAGTTTTCACAACAGATTGACGATATAGCAAAGCAATCTGACCGGCTTGGCATCACAGTCGCACAGCTTCAATCTTTGCAGTTCGCAGCATCGCAGACAGGTACGGACGCTGGGGAACTGAAAAAGGGTTTTGAGCGTTTCAATAAATCCATCTCCGAGGCATCAACCGGCATCGGAACAGGTGTTCGCGCTTTTGAGATGTTGGGCATATCAGTTACCAACACCGATGGATCACTAAAAAACAGCAATCAGCTTTTGAACGAAGTCGCTGATGGGTTTACTGGGGTTAAAGACCCAGCAGACAGGGTTCGCATTGCGATGGATTTATTTGGTCGTTCCGGTGCTGGAATGGTCAACATGTTGCAGAACGGTTCTGAAGAACTTAACGCAATACGCGATCAATTCGGTGATTTGACCATTGAACTGACGGGAGAACAGGCAAAAGCAGTCGAGGAAGCCAATGACAGGTTTGATGCGCTGGGGCGCACA